TACTGCAAGAGCATTCGAGATGAGTTGCTTAGTATTGCCTAAATCTCTATGTAAAATGCCAATGCCACCTTTTTCAATAAATCCTTCAATAACATAGTCGGTGTCATCAACAAGAATGGTATCGTTACCTCTAGCATAATCTTTTTTTAAACTACTGCCAGGAACGATGTTTTGTTTATATGTAATTCCATGATCTTTTAACCACTTTTGCTTTTGTTCTGTGACTTCTTTATGATACAACTCTCCACCACTAGAACTTAGAATTTCTATATTGATGTTTGGAATAGAATTTACAAACTCTAATAATTCTTGTCCACCTGGCCACCACTCAAGTGTAGCAAAGTTACCACCTTCAATAAATGTTGACCAGTCTGTTGTAAACTCTTTTAGTTCTCTGGATCTATTGGCAGATTTATTGAATAGTTCCTCAAATCGTTTTTCAAAGTTACACAGAACTCCATCCATGTCAATGTACAGCGTTTTCATATAGTTCCTTCAATTTATTCTTGTACTTCATTTTATCATAAACAACAAACGGGGTATACTTTTTTATTCTTCTTTGCCATACTGGCCAAACAATATCATCATCAATTTTCTTCTCCCACATTGGTAAAAAGTTCATCAAGTTATTCATTATCACCAATGTTTCTAATGCAACTTTCTTTCGCATTATCTCCATCAACAGTACAGGAAAAGAACCGTTTACAGTTTTAATTATAACAGATGTCTCGCAATTGTCAAGTAAATATTGTGTATCAGATTCAAATCGATAAAATAATGATTGATTTCTTTTTTTCCATTCTGTATAGATTTCTTCTGCTTCTTCAGTAAGTAATTCACCTACCCATTTAGAATCATTTACCAAAAAATTAGATACAAAAAAATCTCTCACATCTTCTAATGTGTATTTTCTCGATAGACGATAAAACGCATATTTGTTTTTGTGATTTAAAAATGATTCTTTAGTAGTATTTGTTTTACCATTGTATTTGAAATAATCATAACTATCTGTAGTAAAGTGAAGCCTCAACGAATTATACATCATATAAACGGCCAAACCGCTGTTTTCACTCATAATGGTAATCTATGTGTTTTCTTTAGTTGGTTGTTCTTTTCTGCTTGTTCTCGAATTTTTGATTTTAATGCTGATGATATAAGAGAAGATGCAACCTCTAATTCAAATCCTGTCTGTTCACAATGATAGAGGATTGCATCTAATAGATCACATCTTTTTTCACCTGCTATTGCTTCAATCATCAAACTAAACGTTTTTATTTCTTCTCTTGTAGGCATTATGTTCTTGTATAAAATATATGGTTACCAATTCGCATTACCACGCCATTCTTTTTCCATCCAGGATTAATATATGCAGCATGATAAAACATTACGTTGTGTGCTGCTATTTTAGCATGAGCGATAGGTTCTGTCAATGCTTTTCTGGCAATGTATAAAGATTCTTCCCATAAGTATAGGCTCTTTGGTGTAGAAACCTTAGCACATGTCCAACTAAATTGGCATACAGTTCTTCCATTCACTTTATCTTTTTGATAAACAACATCACAAATGGTATCTGGATATCTACTTGATTTTGTTCTATTGATGGTAACTTGTGCTACGGCAAGTTTTCCTTCAAAAGATTCTGATGCAGCTTCGTAGTAAATATTTTTAGCCAAGCAATCAATATCTTTTGCCATAACTTCTTTTGTTTCTGTAATAATTTCATCTGCAACATAATGAGGCATTGTATATGCAACTACAGAAATTGATAGTAGTGCAGCGACAATCAGTAAACTGATCCCGCCAAATATGGTTATAAACTTATCTTTAAGCATTACTTCTCCTTAATAGTTAGAGAGAGGCCGAAACCTCTCTTGTCCCAATCAGGTAGACTTTTTGCTAGTAGTCTTTTCTGGTGTGATGTTTGAAACGAAGCCGTTCAAGGACTGTGCCTTGTTGATGATATCGTTTTCTGTGGGATATGGTGGATAGGCAGGATGTTCAGGTATTGCTTGTCCGTTTAATTTAGCAGACTCTACCTTAACGTGCCATTCATTTGTTAGGCGATCTTTATTAGAGTGATATTCTTCTAACAAAAGTCCTTGTGACATTTTTAAAAGTTCGAGGCGAATCTCGAACGGAGTCAGATTACTCATTTACTTCTCCTTGTTGTGTGTATGTGTGGTAGTGAGTTTATTGCTCAGGTACTCACTCGACCTGTAGTGCTGCAACCAGCAATAATATTTAGTTCTTAACGATTTGCAATGTACATTGTAATTTCAAAACCAAAACGCATATCTTGTGCTGAAGGTGTAGTCCATTTCATATTATTCTCCTTGGTATGCCACAGTAAAATACTATGACTATAATTATATATGTATAATGTAACACAAATGCAATAATTAAAATCATTAAAATGCAAGGTGATTGGGTAATAAGGACACCTTGCGAAACCCCAAGAGAATTAAGCCGCTAGGCGTTCATCTCCAAAGTATGCATCGTTTGCATTTACTTGTTTTGCTCGGATTACGTCCGTCGCCTTTCGTGTTGCCTTCTCTATTATCTCACCCTGTCGAAACCAGGTCATCCCCATCAGAAGTACACAATCCCCGCTAGAGCCCTAAGAGGTTTCTTTCATCTAGGACAACTATGCACTTCTGGTGGAGATGGAGGGAATCGAACCCTCGTCCAGAATGCCTTCACTTTGAAGGAATTACAACAATTCTTTAGTAGCCAAAAAATATGATCTTAATGATAAAAGCCAACCAAGCTACTCTCAATACATTATCAAACGCTCTTTCGTATTTATCTAGCCAAGTTAATTTTTTTGTTTCACTTTTATTTTCTACATTCATCATTGTAGCATTCTTTCTTAATTATGTCAATGTTTATTTTGGTGATAATATTTAATGGCATTAATTAATCCATCAATATGATCTGCTACTTTTTCTTTAAAAATAATAGGTTCAGAATCTCTGACCGCCATAATAATGACAATATCATCAATAGGTTGTCCTATTAGTTCTTCATACATTAAAGAATATGCAGTAGTTTGCCAAAAATAATCAAGGACATCATCTCTTTTTTTTGCTTTACTAGCCGTCTTAAAGTCAATGATAGAAAGTTTACCTTCATACTCAGCAATACAATCAACACGACCAGCCATACCTACTTTCTTAGACCACAAGGCTTGTTCTTGATAATGTATATTGTTTATCTTGTTCAAATAAGGCTTGATGCTCAGAAAATACTCTACAGCATCAGGCATGATACCTTTCATATAATCTTGTTCATTGTTGAGATAGTTCTCACAGATAGTATGAACATTGGTGCCTCTAGATGTAGCTTGTTTGGAGATTTTATTGGCTTCTTCTTCGCCAACTCTTGCTCTCCATTCCACAATAGCTTTCTTCTTTTGAGCACCCACCACAGTAGTTACAGATGGTAGTTTAGTACCATCAGATAACATATAATATCTTTTCCCATCAGGAAAAGTTTCTGATTTTAAATCTTCTAGTTGTTTTGGTGGGCAATATGTAAACATAATATAATAGATTTTTTAGTTAATTACTTGCTCGTAATGCTCTAAGTTCAGCCGTTGTATTGCAGGTATCAACATGTTTAGTAATATCTCGCAATCTTTGTTTTTCAGCTACAATTGCGGATGTGTCTGCATTTGTCTCTAATGCACGTTGAAATAATACATCTTGAGCAGCTAAAAGAGGTTGCCTTTCATTACGCAAACGATCTATAGTGATTGCTTTAGCTTTAGTAATATTTACCAACACGACACCATTATTTAATTCCCACGCATCAAAGAAATCATCATCAGCGTGAGGTAATGTGTCAGCATCAACAATAATAGAATGCTCTGGTGTATGTTTGGCTTTAACATCCTCAATGTGCATTTCATTTGTTGGAACACACACTGATACGTTGCCATTTTCATTTGTGTATATAATAATTTTCATTTTTTACCTAAAATGTTATAGAAAAAATGCCGCATACAGAACTGGTGGTCTATCAACTGTCCCAACGCTGGTGTTGCCAACGTCTCTACATACAACTCTGTCAAATTCATTAGCTGTTATAGCTCTGTTGCTCGGCATACCGGCAAGACCAGCACCAGTCCCAGTAGAGCTAGAAGTAAAAACTGCGGCATAGTCAGCACTTGCCAGCGCATTGGTAAATTGAAATGAATAGGTAGCAGTACTAAGCCTGGTTACACTGGCAATATTATAACTGGCTACTACAGTTGGAACAGTTGTTACGCAATTCGCCTTACACCATGCTACACATGATACTGCTATAACAGCAGCAGTTGTCTGTGTGGTTGAATCACTAAATGTTAATGTTGAACCATTTATAGAAATTGCCATTTTACACCTCGTTGCTTCGAATCATATATTTATAAACCTAATTTTTCTTTTTGTGTAATATATTCTTTCACAAAACCGCTTCGAACAATGTCATCAGTACAGAACTTGATGTGTTCTACATTTTTAATATTTTCAAGAATTCTAACAGCATCATGCAAACCAGATTTCTCTTTCTTACTATTTAGATCGTTTTGGTTATAGTCACCACACAATACGAACCTACAATTCTCACCTATACGAGTTAATACCGTATCGATTTCATGAAAAGTAGCTGACTGAAATTCATCAAACACAATAATACAATTTCTAAACGTTAAACCACGAAGAAAGCTAGTGGTTTGAAATTCAATAATTTCTTTATTTAGTAAAAAATGCCAAGCATCGCCTCGACCAATTAGTTCATTAACGATGTTCATATAAGGTTCTTGATATATCTTAGCCTTTTCTTCAAGTGTTCCTGGTACAAAACCTAAATCTCTGGATGGTACTGCCGAACGAATAATAATTATTCTGTTATAATATGAACTTTCATCAAGGAGTTCACTCAATCCTAAATACATCGCAAGAAATGATTTACCTGATCCTGCTGATCCAGATAATACAAGATTGTTACCTTCATTGTAGGCCAAAAAAGCTTTTTCTTGATTCTCTGTTAGTGGTTTAATTTTCTTCAGAGTAAAATGTTGTGATTTGGCTTCTGCTGACGCTGTTCTTTTTTTTGTTGCCAATTGTTTCTCCTTTACCATTCACGAGGCATTTTAGTTTTGTGACCTGCTTTTACAGTATTGTGTGGAACTTTTTCTTTAATTCTGCCAATAATTTCTCTTTCAAATCGTGCATCGGGTTGTCCTACACCAGGAACAGACATACGCATTCCGTCACCTAATATAGGTGCTTCGTCTATGTATCTTTCTAGGTGGGGATTGTTGCACTTAAAATCATCATACTGAGAGATTCTCATTGTATGTTCTTCAAGTGTATTCGTTTCTTTATTTAAGAATGCGTAAGTTGGCATATAATCAAATCATTAGGTTTATTATTAATCATTACAGTATACTATATTTATCTAAATTTTTCAATAGGTGGTAATTCATCGTCATCAATATAACCTTCAAAAGACATATTTGAAGTAACAAATGGAGGAATCATTGTGTAGTCATGAGAATGTTTTGCAAAAGGCAATCCGTTAATATATAGATTAACAACACCTTGATTCAAATCTTGTTGTTTAATTGGCTCAGCTTTGTCACGAACTTGTCCAGCAACAATTGATTTAATTGTGAGAGCCTGTCCAGCAGCATTTGATGTAACTAAAATAAAAAATGAAATTAAAAACAAGTGCTTCATAAAAATATCCTCACTATTGTTTAAGTTGTTTACAATTTACTTCTATCTTAAAATTCTTAAACTTTACCCAATAAGATAAACTAGACTTTGCTTGCTCACACGATTGCTGATCCGGAAACTCCATTGTCATTCTTGCTGGAATGTCGTTTGGATCGTTTATGTGTACCGCTATCAATATCATCAACCACATCGGTGTTCTCCTCTTGTGTCCAAGTTATTATCTCCCATCGACCATCATGATGTTCAACTAACGCAGTACAAGATTCAACCCAATCGCCATCATTCATATATGTTACACTATCAATTTCTTTTATCTCTGCTTTATGTATATGACCACATATCACGCCGTCATATCCTTTTTTCTTACAGTATCCAGCAAGATTCTTTTCAAACTGAAACATGAAGTCTACTGCTTTTTTAACTTTTTGTTTTAGAAATAGAGATAAACTCCAATAACCAAAACCAAACTTATGACGAAACCAATTGAATTGAGAATTTAGAGCAAGGACAAAATCGTATGCTTTGTCTCCTAACATGGATAGCCATGGTGCTAGTCTTGTGATACCATCAAACAAGTCACCATGGGTAACTAGATAATGTTTACCATCTACACCAACATGCTCACATTGATTTGTAATCTCTAACATACCAAATCCTAAACCATAGTGCAGATATGGTCTAAGAAATTCATCATGATTTCCTAAAATATAAACAACTTTAGTGCCACGTTTAGCATGACCAAGAATTCTGCGAACCACATTTGTATGTGATTGTTTCCATCTCCATTTATTTTGTTTTATTTTCCATGCATCGATTATGTCACCAACAAGGTATAGTGTTTCACAGGTGTTATGCTTGAGGAAATTATTGAGTAGTTCAGCCTTGCAGTCTTTAGTGCCAAGGTGAACATCTGAAATGAAAATACTGCGGTATGTTTTATCCATTGTAGATTCTGGTTACGGTTCCAGAGTCACCTTATCATCGTGACCGATTTTTTTATATTTCATACAGTATCTATTAAATTGTTATGTTGAAACAGAATTGTCATAATCAGGTGTTTGCTGCATACCATTCAGGAACAAAACGTTTTTTCCAATTCGCAAGATGTGTTTTATTTTTTACATAGTAATTACGATAAGAAGCGATTGAATTACCAACAACCTTTACATCATCAGGCATAGCAGGCGTAGGTTCAGTAAAAGGCTTTTGTGGTATATTGTCAGGTAGTCTAGCAAGATGCATTTCTAATTTTGAACATGCGTGAACTTTACCATAACGATATGTATATTCACTCATCAAAGCTTGGAATAAACTGAACAACCAATCATAGTTTTTATCTGACTGTCTTACCCAAACTGCTGAAGGGTGATTGATATGAGTGGCACTATAAAGCACATCATCACGCCCATCAGCCAGTATATACTTAGTTTGTCTCCTGCCAGTTGTAGCTCTGCTAACAACAGTGGGATTACCATCAAGAATCCGATGAGCAGTAGAAAGAAGTTGAGCATATTCGAGGATCATTTTCACACAATGTTTATCGTTGTGCATTTCTGCACATTCTTCTGGATCATTACTAAGATAAAAAATATTCATAATATAATTAAATCAATCAAATATTATTAGGAGGTAGTGGTCCTAATGGAGCCATTGTTGGTTGTGGCTTAGCAGCAACTTGAAATGATGGAATATCATTCACAGTCAATGGTCTAATTCCGTCAATTTTAATGGTTGGTAAATCTCCATAAGAATAACTAGTTTTTGCAGCATAGTCATGAACTGGTTCTTCATCGTCATAATCACTATCATACTCATCATCATTTGTAACAAATTCAAGATTACCTTCAAAGTGATAACCAGAACCTCTTAAAAATTGTTCAAACTTTTCTAACACTTCACCTATAAAGTCAGCATTAAAACTTAAAGATGAGGTTGTATCTTCGTCACTAGATGTAAATGTAAAATGTGTCATAGTCTAGGGATCTCCACTTTGTTACTTTTTTCTTTCTTAGGAAAACGAGCAGCAATGTCCTCGGCACTTACAGTCTCTAGTGCAAATTGTTTGAATTGATTATAACTATCTTTTACATGATATGCAGATTTGCCATTAACGGCAGCAGAATCATTAAAGAACAATACGCAACCACCAGCAGATAGTGGAGCAATTTCAATTACTTCATCTAAGTTAACAATAACCTTACAACTTTTTTCTACAGATTCAACTTCAACAAATGTAGCCATCATGCCTCCAGATCAGGTTTAGAATTATTTTTAATTTTTGCTTGTCGTGCTTTTGCTTCTGCAATTTCCGCTTCAATCATAGCTTTTTTCATGAAGTGTACTTTATCTATGGGTGTTACCATGAGCAACCTTTTAGACTCTTTACTCATTTTATAACTTGAATTTACTTTCACATTTTCTCCTTAGCGAACTTTGTTACAATCAGGCACAGTAATAAGATAATTCGTATATTCATTGTGTGGACGGACAAAATAACAATTACCGTTGACATCCCACACTAAATGATTTTGAACACCTTTTACTTCTTTTAATGCTGTAGGATTTTTAAGTTCTTCATAGTCTTTTTTCGTCAATGAAAAAATAATAGAAGCCATTACCAATACAAACAATACCATAAGAATATGAACAAAATTTGTTTTTAAATAGTCGATAAATTTCATAGTATTTTATAGTGATTTAAATTTAACATATGCAGTATAACACAGTATGGCGGATACAGCAAGAATTATTCCAATTATTACCAAGTTTATTACTTTGTCTCGGTAATAATCCACTTCATGTGTAATCATATCTCTTTGTGCCCTTATCATAGGAGGTGCTTCGGTTTCACCACCTAGCATATGAATAGTTTTATTTGCCTCTTCTAGACGGCGTATAGAACTTATATAGTGTATTATACTAATCATTTTATCTCCCAATTAATTCCTAGCAGCTTCAACAATATACGACGGTACCATGGTGGGGTTTGGCTTACTCTAAAAGTCGTTGAGTTTGCATTTATCGTCATTTTAGCTTCAGCCCATACCACATTACTTCCTGTAATACTTATGCCACATCCACCACCAGGACCAAGAGGTATTGTTATTAATTTTTTAGTGTCACAACCAGCGTAGTCTAAATCTAAGTGTATCTGTTCTGTCAGCGGCCAAAAATATTCAATCTCTAATTGCTTCATTTTTAATCCCAAAGGCTTCTGTAGTATTTACCAAACAATTTAAAACCATTCTGCATACGTTCTTCTATCTTTCGAATACCATCATAGTCACATTTATAGGTATGGTTAGGTCCTTCTACCATTTGGTATAATTTAGCATCTGCTTTTGGTACCTCATTACCATCTTTATCGACAGGAATGGATATCATATCGAATTCACCAGAACTAAATTTTTCTTGCCATGAATCATCTATAAGGTGTTCAAAAGCAAAAATCATTTCACCCATGACCCAATCCCAACGCTTGAAAAAGTTGTCATCGGTATCCCATTCGTTTTCTTTTGCTGGTGCAGATGTGCTTTTAAGTTCATCTGGTACATCTTCATCATCAACATAAGGACCACCATGCTTGGAGGCCTGTAGTTGTTTTAACATAGGAAGAATAATATAACTCAGGGTATGATCCATCGACCATGTATCCCAACGATCAATCTTTACATATCGAACTTCAGGATGCACAAAATCTAGAAATCTATGAAGTGCCGTAGAGAAAGGTAAAATAATGTCGGATAGTTTTTTAATGATAGGTTCATCATAATCAATCTCACGCCAAAAGAAAACTTTCTCTAATATAGTATACGGAGAAAGCCAATGGTGTCTATAATTAGAAATGTACACTTTCATGATTATTTCTCATTCACAATATTAGAAATTTGTTGAGCAGGAATACCAATATCATATGCCATGCAATGATATGTTAGTTGTTGAATAACCCTAGCAGCCTTGTTTATGAGTATACCACGCTCATGTTCACCAAATTGGTTTTGAAGCATAGCATACTCATTTAATTTTTCAATAAACTTATCAGCGACCAAAGAGTCTTTAATTACTAGATTCATGTTTGCCTCCAAAACATTATTGATGCGGTCAGATTTACCTGGGAAAGGCAGAATATTTGTGTTATTATCTTCTTCAACTCTTGTAATACTCAATTTACATTGAACAAGCATTTCAGATTCAGCAAAAGTCCATCCCTCATCTTCAAGATCAGACACATAATTTTCCTCGAGGAATAATTCTATTTGTTCTTTTTCTTCTTCTGGCATATCAAATTCAATTTCTTCCCAGCAACCATCATCGGTAGACCAATCATTACACTCATATCCACAATTGAATATGTTCACACCTTCATCGATTGCAGGAGGAGTATCATCTTCTGTTTCGATGTAAAATTCACCCCAACGCCAACCAAGTTCATGCGTGATTTTGTTACCATTTTTAATCCAATATTGGCGTTCGACAATAGATTTTTTTTCAGTGGGTTCAACTTTCCAAAGTACCATGATTATATCTCCAAATATTTAAGTTTAAAACTATCTGCTTGACCTTCATAACCGTTATAGCCTCTAGGATTACATACTACACGGCACTCTCCAATCATATAATCAAACTCATCATGAGTGTGACCATGTGTCCATAATTTGATATTGTTATTATCTAACATCAATTCAGAAAGGTCGCTACTATATGCACCATTCATATGTGTTTGGTTCTTATATTTAGAATGGGTACTCTCTTTACATGGTGCGTGATGACCAACTACCACAAATTTAGTATCGGGATTTAATACTAGACAAGTTTTTAGTTTATTTAAAAACGCATTATGATCTTCAACAGCATCCATTGGAAGAAAACGACAGCCTTCACCAACTTTTTTATTGGTGATGACTCTAAAATCGTTCATGTAATTCTGGATTTTATTGATGGAGATAGGACTACTTTTGTTCATATCTGTCCACAATGTACCACCAAAGAATATAACATCATTAACACGGACACTCTGCTTATCTAAAATAAGCAAATTATCAAACTTCAGGTGTTTATGAAGAATATCAAAAGTCTCACTAAAGTCACCATGATAGTGTTCGTGATTACCTGCAACAAACAGAACCATCTTGAATTCTTTACAGCAATTGGCAATGAATTCGTAATATTCTTTTGCAACCTTTTGGCGAACACTAAATTCATTATTGAGGTCTGTTAAGTCTTTGGCTACCAGAATATCACCACCAAGAATTAGAATATCCGCATTCTCGGTATTCTTGATTACAAGAGAACCAAATTCTAAATGTAAGTCAGAACAAACAGCAATTTTCATTACAGGTACCTATAGAGTTCTAAACGTGCTTCTCTAAGAGAATTAAATTTTTTATCTTTTACATATATAGCCTTGGTTGATGCAACACGGCACTCACCAATTTTTGTATCAAAGGTATAGTATGTAGTTTTACCATTAACCACTTTTGTTTTGCAATGGTAATCATTGACAAGACCAGCAAACATCAAGAATTCACGGAATTCATCTGATACAAGTTTACGAGCATATGCGTTGTTCATTTATTAACACCTTTTCTCACTTAGTAATAACATTATATCATAGGTGCTACCATATGTCAAGTGTTGCAATTATGCTACTTTTTATTTAAAAGAGTAGGTAAACAATAAGTGAACCAATAGCACCGGCAATAAAGCACCAATAACCATAGAAAGAATACATAAGCGAAAAGAGCAGTACATATAATAGTAGCCAAGTTTGAGTTATCATTTAGTTTCCTTCTTTATTACCTTCTTTTCCTTTACAGGAAATTTCATACACCAAAGACATTTTGTGGAAGGCTTATCGTAAAAGTATAGGTTCATATCAAAATTTTCTTTGCCGCACGAATTGCAGGTAAACTTCTTCATTTCAACATCTTCAGGTTCAATAGCCTTTTTCTTTCTCGATGGTTTTGGTTTTTCTTCTTCCATAAAATCCATTATACTCATTCTTCGTCCTCATCATCACTAACACAGATATCATTACCATCCAATGCACGAATCATCTCACAAATTATATACGTTTCTTTAGGCTGCGTTTGCTGTATTTGTGCATAACTTCTTGTATAGAAGGATCTTGTGTTACTTCAGGACGTTCACGCTTGTTCCAGATATCTTCACATTTTTTCTCTGAATAATCTGTCAAATACAGACAATCTTCCATGAAGTATACCTTATCATCTAACACTTCTGGTATTTCTACTTTTTGTTCAGGTTTCACTTCAGGCTTTGTTTCGAGTTTCACTTCAGGCTTTGCTTCAGGGACGCTCTCAGGAATAATTTCAACAGGTTTTTCTATTTGTTTTGGTTGCATAGGTACCTCTTGTGGCTTGTGATTTGCCATTACGGCAATACACAATATGGCCACAATACCAACAACAATTTGTTTCCAAAACATAACAAAAACAGCACCAATAACAACTGCTAGAATACCAAATATAACAATGTATTCTAGCATTTGTTGTGATAGTCCTAAAGATTCGGTGTTCATATCAACCTTTACTTTTGATTAGGCGAATACAGTTCACAGTTTACAACAGCAGGCAGCATCAAAGTACCAAATTGAGTCTTTTGAGGAACATACTGCACAATAGGACGCATTCGTGCATTGATACAATCTTTAGATGCCTGAATCACTTCATTGCGATTCATGAATTCAACATCTTTATATCCTGCAACTTTAGGTCCAACAAGATTGTCGGTTTGGGTTTGTTTTGGTTCAGGCTTATCGACTTTATCTTCTTTAACTTCTTTAACTTGTTTTGTTGAGGAACAAGCCGTAAGAGATAAGACAAACATCATAATAAAAATATTTTTCATCACGTTCTCCAGGTTATTCACCTATCAAAAAAATTATAAATGTAATCTTCAACTACAGTTTTATTTTCTGCATAGACTTCCGTTGGCGTTCTATTATCAAACGCACGATTAGGACCACTCCACCATTTCTTGACCAAATCTAAATCGCCTGTAAGAGCCAATAAGATTCGGTCAAGTTTAGGATCGGAATTATATGACATTAAACTGTCTCGGTAGTCTCTTGTACAGGAGCATTGACTACAGGTGCAGCAGATTTAGTGCTACCAGAAAAACAACCGTTGCTGTCGAAGTCTTTGAAGTTTACAAGTTGGTATGCAGTCACCTTACGACCATCTTTAACAACTTTCACGACACCATTATCATATTTGCGAATGTCATAGATGAAGGTAGAGAGGCGATACATTAGTTTGGACATCTTTGCATCGGCTGCAAAGGACGCTTTAATATCTTCCACATTTACTACTTTGCCGCTCAAAAGAATTTGAGCAATTTTGTTGTGAGGACGAATTTTAGGTGTGTTAGTTTTTGCCATAGTGTAATACTCCAATCAAGTTAATAGAACTATATTGTAACATACTCTGGATGGTGTGTCAAGAGTTAAAATGGAATTTCGCCAGTTGGTGGTGCTACTGATACCACTTCAGGCTCATTCGCTTTTATATCAATCTTAGTGTACAAATCTAAGAATGACGTTTTGGTTTCTGCATCAAAGCGGGCAACACATAGTTCAATCGCTTTCATACGATCACCAAAAATTTTATATGCTTTCGCAATATGGACAAGACGGCGAGTAGAGATAATTTCATCTACGGCATTCTCATCAAACGATTTACGAATAACATCTGCCCATTGCACAAGCAATTCAACAAATTCTTTATCTTCAATAAGAGGAGTAAGAATTTTCTTTTCTGTTTTAACGTCAGGATATTCCTGTTCGACAGTAATAGGAAAACGCTCAAGAAAGGCATCATCGAGGATTTGTGATAGGTACTTACCTTCATCAGAGCCACGACCTTTAGTGTTTGCGGTAGCAATCACATTGAAGCCAGGTGCAGGATACACCATCTCGCCATTCTTCTTATTGAAATATGGCTTACCTTCTAGAATACCTTGCAAACACATTAGCTTGTTAGAGCCACGATCTACCTCATCAATCAGTAAAATCGCACCTCGCTTCATTGCAAGAATAACAGGACCGTCACGGTTAACCACGTTACCATCAACAAGTGTAGGACCACCAAGTAAGTCGTTTTCATCGGTCTCAATAGAAATATTGACACGGATACATTCACGTTTTAACGTGGCGCATACTTGCTCAACCATCAAGGTCTTACCGTTACCTGATAGACCAGTAACGAACACAGGATAAAATTCTTTTGAACTAATGATATTAGTCAAATCTTTGAAAAATCCAAATGGAACATAATCAGGATATTTCACGGGAACAGAAGGTTCCGACTCATCAATCAGTTTAGGTTGTTTGAAAGCCAGTACCTGTGCCGCCATTTCAACGGTCTCGGTTTCTTTTACCTCGATAGGTGAGGAAGTTTTTACTTGCGGTTTAGCAGAACCAGCTACCTCAGGTAATTGATATTGACCACGACCTGCACGATATTCCTTGCGTGATACAAACCAAAATGGATAAGATACATCCTTTTCTGTTACCACACGGTCAACCTGGTCACGGTTTAGAATCGCACCTTCGCCATATAGTTCAGCCGCGGCTTCTACAAAAGCAATAGCATTTTTATTCATTGTTACCTCATTAAAGATTTTCATTGGAAAATACCGAATCATCCACGTAATTCATCAATTTCATTACCGCAATGACCTCATCAATTGGCATACTCATGGCGGCCGACACCTGTTCTGGTGTTCTGCCATTATTAAGCATTTCAACAATTGTAATACATTGTTCCTTCATTTTACCCATAATCTTATCCTATTAAAATCTTACCTAAAAAGTAGCCACCTAACAGGAATCCAAGAACTATTATCAGTCCAACAAACTCCGCTAGGAAAATTACAATCATTTCAATAAATTTCATTCTATGACCAATCACGATTTTCTAAAAACACTCGGATTGTGGCTTTACGAAGGATAGCCATGGTTTCATCATAATCCTTTTTTGAGAGTTTTTCAGCAAGGATTCCTGCTAAGGTTGTTTCATAGTATCCTGTGGCATATGCATATCCACCGTGTTTTTCATACGTCACGGCAGAGAATCCACGCAGGACAGCATCAGCCTCGGTTCGGCGTTGTGATTTAACAACAAGATTTGTCTTTTTCATAATCAGCCTTTCTCTATCAGTATGGCTTCTATTATGGGGCATTCCTGCCCATATGTCAAGGGTTATTTTTGTTGCTTTTTTGCAACATATCTGCCGGAGCCTTGAAAACCTAGCATCCATGCGGGACATATACAGGCTAGGAAGGGTTGTAGGAGGTTTTCTGGTAGTAGTCCACATAAAGATATTAGCCAAAAAAAGAGCCTCCTATACGGCGGCTCTGGAAATTATAATTTTGACAATTATTGGATGGTTAACTAAAAGCCGCCCGTCATTTCATGGGTCTTAATTTCCTTTTCCGTATATTCTACAGGATGCCATTCTCCGTCAGGAGTTTGGGCACGTACAATATCGAAAGAATATATGGATCCTATTTCAGTAAAAAAGCCTTCAACTTCTGCAACACGGGTTACAGTCTTTTTATTGTCTAGCATGGTACCAAACCATCCATTACGGAGTTGGACACGCATTCCTTTTTTAATTTCAGCGGTTTTCATTTTTTCTCCTTAACTTAATTCATCAGCGGAAGGAACGTACACATAATCGTCCTCTGTTTCATCAAAATACCAATAACCTTGCATAATTACCCCGCAATCGAATATTCGGCAAGTGATTTCCAATTGCCGTTTGGGTTGGACTTACGAATCTTGGTAACTTGGATAAGTGTACGCAAGGACAATTCTTTTACTTTGCTCTGCAATGCATCGATTAGGTTCAACGCATCGATTTTCATAGCCTTAGGATACTCTGGCATGAATTCTGAGGAATCGAGTATGAAACGCATACGGTCGATTTTTTGTTGTGTGGTCATTGACAGGTCAACGGCCATTGATCGGGTGATGATGGCTTGGTCAATCTGATTGGATGACAGGTTACTGATAAAGATAACACGGCCTTTGAATTCAAAGGTTGTAGGTAAGTCCTCATCACGTAGGTCAGCACGCCATGAAATAATACGGCGGGAATAAGAATCCAACGCACCTTTCAAAAGGTTGAGGGATACAGCATCCTTGAGGACGGAATCGCAATCGTCAAACACGATTACACCATTACGGTTTTCGTATAATGTACGGTACAGACCTTTTGGGGTCGAGTAGCCTTTGATTACACGATAAGCCTTTTTGCTAATCGCTTCACCAACTTCAAAGTCCTCGGTTAACGATACGTCCTTGAGTCCAGCATTTCGCAAGGATTGGGTAACAGTAAAGGACTTGCCAAGACCACCAGGACCTGTAACGATAACGGAAGCCTGATCGCCTTTGGCTAGCATGGTCACCATATCCGCTACAAAACCAAAACGCTCATTAATTGAAAAACGTGATTCTACAACAGGAGCAGGTTCTGTATTGAATTTGGTAACAGTAACAGGACCATTTTGTTGGTTCTTGGTCTTACGAAAACCTGCACGCGGAACGCCTCTTGGCATAATAAACTCCTTATCAAAAAATCAACAATAATCAACTTATGAATCTATTATAGGGCAGGCCGTGGCATATGTCAAGGGTTTTACCCTCTTATTCCTATTAAAAATAAGATAGTTGTTGCAATAATTGCAATTATTCCTGTTATTATCACAATTGCAAGATCCTCACGCATAGTGCCTCTCTATAATCTCAGGACGCCAAGCATCTACAAAGGCAATCAATTCCTTTGGTGATAGTGAATCCAGTTTTTCTTGGATAGCACCGTATGCAAAATTTTCCAACTGCTCGGGCGTCATGCTTATAACCTCTTGCCAGGCATAGTCGGATTGTATTCGATTCCTGCGGTCGTTAGTGAGTCTTAACATTACATTTCCTCCGTTTTTTCATCAAGTGCCAATTCACTCACTACATCAGAGAATTCGGTATCACCAAAGGAAGCAAAAGTCCACTGGTCGTTTTGAAACAGGTAACAATACTCTGCT